CTACTTGAACTTCACCAAAGTCTGGTTGGAATTGTAATTCCAGACCATTCATTGTGTAGCCTACGTTTGTAAATGCTGTACAAGCACTCATTGTTGTTTTGAAGTCGACTCCGTTTGCGAATGCTGGGACTCCTGTAGTTGATGCAGATGAGAATCTGTATTGTCCTACTGAGTCAAAGTAATCGAGTGAATCGTCTGCAACGAATAATGCTGCTGCACCTACGATAATTTGCTTAGAATTACCACGAGTATATGCCATATTTATTTCCCTCCTCTATAATTTGTTGATAGTGGGGGCGTTCCTCAATACAATTATAAGTCTTGTTTATCGGTAGTCTGATATTGTATGATAATCAGCCTTAATTATAATATCCCCAGAAAATACGTTTCTTTGGTCATCTAAGTTTGTAGCATCTGCCATATATGTAGTTTCATAGGCATTTACACAATGAAAGTAGATTTTTTGATCCCCGCCATAAGTATCTTGCATCCAAGCATTAATATCTTCTGCTGCTGCATCGTCCCTATCTATAATTTCTAAAAATTTCCATTTTAAAGCCATAAGGTCTGCAAGGTTTCCATGACTTAATTTTACCCTGGACTGAACTCCTTTAATTGGGTAAAAATATTTATACTGTCCACTTCTTTGTTTAATAAATTCATCATGAACAATAGATACTTGTTGTGGATTGGTTAGTGTGTTAAATGGCAAGGCATCAGCACCAGAGTTAATAATTGTTAGTGGAACAATAGGACTAAGTTTATTTCCTTCTTGATCAATTATCTTATTTAAGTAGTCAAACTCTGGCAATTGAATAATTTCATCAAATGCGTACTTTAATATATTTGCTGTTGGTGTAAATAGCATTACACTTGCTGCACTATAGGCCAATCTGATCATCTCCTGGAATACTGTTTATCCACTGCATAGCAGCAGCCTTACCAGCATTTTTTGCATTACTACTTTTAACTGCTGATCTAAAGTTTTTGGCATATGATTTAGGACTTTGAAAATGCTCATAAAACTTTATAGATCTTAAGTATACTTGAGAAAAGTATGAAGCATAAAACTCATTAAATGTTTTTACAAATGATCCTCTAACTGCTTCTCCACCAGGATTCTCAATAACTATAGGACCTTTTCTAAAAAATTCCTTACCGTCAATTTCAAAGAATAAAACTTCTGCATCTTTTTCTTGAACAGTTATTGTTTCTCCATCTTCCATAACCTCAGCCTTGTTATAGAATGGTTCACTCCCACTCTTAGGGCTAGTAACCGATTGTTTAAAATCTGCACCAACTACAACTCCACCTTGACCTGTTTTTATATTAAGTTCTACAAGTCTTGCAAATGGGTTTCCAACTTGTCCCCATTCATATATATGATGAAGCATTTCTGGATGCATTCTGGCTACACCATCAAGATATTGATAAAAAGCATTAACACTTGTATTGGCCATTTTTAATGCTATCTTATTTTTACTTTGCCTTGTTTCACTTAAAAATCCATCTGAGTATTTTACAATATTAGTTATTGTTCTATTTAGTTTAACTGTATTAAATTTTACCGCTATAGCACTCATTAGTATAATACCTCGTTTTGTCTAGTTGATCTTGCAAGGTACCCACGATAAAACTCTACTTCATGAAATCCGTTATAGGATGGAACAAACGTCTTTAACTCATACTGAGTTGCTTTTTGATTCTTTTCTAACCAAACTACTTTACCAGCAGGGTCTTTTACATTTGTTAACAAAATTTCAGTTATTGAAAATATGCTACCATTCTTCTTCTTTTGAATATCTTCATTAGTTCTTAAAAGAACATCTGAGTTATATTGAAACATAGGTCCACTATTCTTTAATTCTCCAGTAAGAGTCTTGTCTGACATAGAAGATATAATAGAACATCTTATTACCCTGTCCAATACCCACGTTTTTTGTATAACACCTAGTTCATCTTGTTTGCTTTCGGCATAATATAATTCAGCAGACATTGGATAATAAATATCTGTTAATCCAGATGCACTAAACATTTAGAACACCCCGACACGAATGGGTTTCTGATATTTCTCCAGGATTCTATCTACTACACGATTACCTGTACTTGCTGTCCAATTCTTAGAGAATTTAATCTTAAAGTCATCATTATCAAATGATTCAATATATCTGTTAACATACTTTAAACTATCTGATGCAATATCTTGAATAAGCATATCTGCTGCATCTTGAATATCTTGTGGAATAACCTTCCATCCAAAGTCTGCATCTACTAAGTATTCATATCCATCATAAAACTCTACATCTAAATATCTATCTCTCCATACCTTTGAATAGTTTACTCTGTTATTTCCATTTGGTAGATTTTGAACTATTGCACTTAATTGTTTCTTATATACAAATTCTTGATCATTATTTGATAAGTCTTCATCTCTTTCAAACATTACCTCGTTATTTTCTAAAATGTTATAAATTTTACCAGTAATTGGTTCATCTATTAAAAGTTGATCTGAGTTGTCCCCAATAAATTCTTTCTTCTTACGCATGTAATCAAAGCCACCAGTATGTGAATCTATGATATATCTTGCAAGTCTTTCGTATTCTGTAGCCTGAGTATTTGTAATTTTAAGTGCTGTTACAATTGAGGATATATTAGTGTACGGTCTTACGATATCTATATTGAATATTTTAACTAATTCATCATTTGATATCTTCTTAACTGATGCAGCAAGTTTTGCTGTATATTCTTTAAAGTTTGAAGGCATTGTAAATACTACAGTTCCAGATCCATTAGATGTTGCTGATGCTGAGTATTCATTTCCTGTAATTAAATCATTTAATTCTATTAGATAGTTTGTGCTTGCAGTTAAACCTGAAACAGATGCACTTAGTGAACCACTGTTATAATTTAAAATTTCCATGTGTGCACCTCTATTTAATTATACTATAAAAGAAAAGAGAGGGACAAATAAATGCCCCTCTCTAATTGTTGTAAGGATATTATCCTTGCATTCTTGCTACTGCTGATGTTTCTTCGATTTGTACACCAAAGCGTAGGAATACTGTGTATTCTACAGTATCTTTCTTTGGTTGGAACTCACGATGAACTGTAATGTCTCTTTGGAAACCCCAAATACGGTTTTCAGGGAATGTCAAAACGACACGGTTTGCAGGCATCAAAGGAACTTCCAATAAAGGAAGACCTAGAACGCGGTAAGCGATAGGTGCACCAACAAGTTGTGGTTCTGCTCCACCAATAACTCTTTCAACGATTCTTTCGCTGTTTAAGTTACCGTTAGATCCAAGACCATTAATGATGTCAGATACTGTTTCTGTATCTGCGTAGAACTTCATGTTAGCACGTGCTGCACGATACTTACGTGGCATTGCTAATACCAATGCTTGTAAGGATTCGACAGTTGTGCCGTATGTTGCACTTGCACCATTATTTTCTTTTGTTGTGAAGCCTTCAAGGATGTTTAGGAATGTGTTTGAACCAGTTCCTGTACCATTGATTGCAAGATCTTCAAGATCGTTTGCGAATGCACGAGTCATTACGCGAACTAAGTGATCTTCTAATCCAGCACCTTCAAGGTTATCTTCTAATGCTTCTGTTGAAACTTCCCAATCAAGACGAATCTTTTTTGTTGATAGTTCAACTTTTGTAAATGTTACGCCAGCGTTTGTGTATGTTGCATCTGCTTGTGCAGCGGCACGAATTACACGTTCGCCTACGTTTAGTTTTTCAAGTTCTGCAGCGTTTGTACGCATTGTTACTCTGCGTCCGTCACGTGCTAGTACTTGTTGTTCGAAAATATATTCGATAAATTGGCGTGATTGTTCAGGAGATAAGATACCACCATCATTTGTAGTAGCACCATATACACCAAGGTCTCCAGCGGTTGGATTAGCGACTCCGCCAATTCCACCAGAAACGATTGATCCTGTACTTGCAGCCTTTTCTAAAATTTCATCTGCCATAATATTTCACCTCCCAGTGAATGTTGTTTAGCGATATAGGTCAGCGGAATTGAGGAAACGCCCGCCCCACATCGATTTTTTTGTTATTTGTGTTTCCTGAACGATCCCGCCGAGATCGCCAGACTTACGGATAGCGGTGTCGTCTTCTAGTGAGTCAACACGCTTTCCAAAATTATCTACATTGCCTTTAATGCCTTTAATTTCCTCTTGTGCGGAAGCAATGCTCTTTTGCAGTTCTGCCATTTTGTCGTTTAGTGATTTTACTGTTGTCACCAAGTCTCCAAGTGCTGAAGCAACTGTATTTTGAACCTCATCTACTGATTCTTGTACTGTATCTACAGCCTTTGCTAATTCAGCGTTATCGCTTTCTTTAGCAGGAGTGACGGCATCTTCTGCTGGTGCATCTTCTGTTGCTGGTGCATCTGCTGCTGGTGCTTCTGGTGCAACTGGTGCATCTTCGGCTGGTGCTGCTTCTGCTGGTGCAACTTCTTCTGCATCTGCTGATTTTTCAATGTTTTCATCTGTAGCAACTTCTTCTGCTGCTGGTGCTTCTGCTGCAACTTCTTCTGCTGCTGCTGGTGCATCTGCTGCTGGTGTTTCAACAACTTCTTCAGTTGCTGGTGCTACTTCTACATTTTGTTCTGCCATATTATTTCCCTCCTTATCAGGATTTTCAGCCTTGGTGATTTTGTTACCAAGTCTATTTTTCTGTGACGCTAGTAAGCCTTTTACCACAGAATTCTTTTCTGAATCATTTGATTCTACAAAGCCAATGTTTGTCATACCTTTATCGCATGATGGGCATGAAGAATCTTCTTCTTGAGAAAGTCTAATTAGTGAGTCTGATTCACACCAATAAACATTTTCAAGATCTACTTTACTAATAATACCATCAATTTTGTTTTGACCGTCTGCCATTTTTTCAATAGACACAATATTTGCAAATTGATTTGCTGGATTGTCTACTAATGAGAGTTCGTGTAGGTCATAGTCTTTAATAACGCGAATTGATTTATCCATCTCGGCATCGTAGACTTGGTCAGAATCTTTGATACTGCCGCCAATAGAAAAACCAGAAAGAGTACCATCAAGAACTTTTTCCCAAGTATCTTGAGCACCTTTAGAAATATATGCATTTACAAAAACTCCATTATAGAATCTATCTTCTTCTTTATTATAAAACTTATCTGATTTAAATGATACCACTCTACCCACCGCAATTGGCATGTGCATTTCACGAAGGTTTCCACGAAATCTTTCGAATGCTTTTACGCTAACATCTGTTGGAACAATGTCTGATTGCTTGTCAATATTATCAAGGGTAGCGAACCCTGAAACCATACGCTTTTCTTTGTCTACCTTGGCAATCGGCATCGATAACTTGATGCTGTTTTCCTCAGAGTGCCAAAAGGCTTTATTTAAATTAGTCATGCTACCTCTATTATAATAAGTGTTTATAGGTGATTTAAAAGTTTATAACAATTATTGTTGAGATCTACCTTCACCCTGAGCATTTCGTCCAGTGGTGGTTGAGGTTGAATCTGATGCATTGTTAGTTCTTTGTTGATCCCTATTTCTATTGCCAGTTGCTTGGGAGTTTTGTTCTGCCCTTGCTTGAGCGTTAAGAATGATTGGTTCTGACCCTCCAGGTCTTACTGGGTATCCCAATCTTTCACGAACCTCGTTTGGAACAACTACCTGCATACGTAGGTATCTCTCGTCTATTTGACTTTGAGTTTGTTCATCTGTCAACGTTAATTCGTTGAATTTAAGGGAGAGCATATCTGTTTTTTCCTTAACAATCTTGTTAATAGTCTTTTCTAGATTTCTCTGAGATGGCCTTGCAACCTGTTCCTTAAATGTTCTATCTGCTACTAATGCTGATGCGATAGAAATTCCTGCACCACCGCCAACCTTTGAGTATGGAACTTGATGTGCCATAAGTATGTCATCACGGTTTGCTTTGCGATAACTGTCAAATGATCCATCTTGAATTCCATTTTCAATTGGCTCTAATTTAAAATCTACCTTACTATCTGGTCCATCTCCAGGAAGTGGGATATAAAGAGTTCTATGATTTTGACCCTTTAGTCCTGCTTGCATAAATCTAAAGAACTTGTCTTCTGCTTCTGAACTTAACTTTGCACCCTTTACTACTGCAATATATCTAGGGACTGCTTTATTCTCAAAATAGTCAACATTGTACTTTGCTGCCAATTCATTACCAACCATTGATGTGGCTGCTGCTACTGTGTCTGGGACTCCGTAGTATGAGTTCTTTGGCGAGTACTTCTTAATATGAATTAATTCGTTTGGCCTATTGTCATTTGTTACTGGGTTAATATTTCTTGACTCTTGAAAGTTTCTAAAATATACCACCTTTTGATTTACTATTTGAATATATCCATCACGCATACGGCGAACACGGATTGTGGTTGCTGGGATATGTCCAATATATCCAATATCTCCATTTACCTTTCTTCCAATTTCAATATATCCATTACCTACAGTTTCAACATCTGTATATACCTTTTCCAATACATGTGTAAAAGTATCTTCATCATTCAAACTTTCTACCCACGAAGTTAGGTCTGCCTTTAATCTTTGAATCTTTCTTTGTGCCCTCATTAATGACGCATCGTCTGGAGCCTCTTCAAGTTTTGCAACTGTGGAATCTGTCATTTCAAATGAATATCCTAAGCCTACTATGTTTGCAACTTTTGCTTGGATTGCTGCGTGATTAGCAAATGAATTTTCATAGAAATATGCAAGTTCATCCAAGTTGTATGGTGGAATAACTACGTCAAAAAGGCCATAGGCTGTAACCATATCTTGTTCTGGAAATAGTTGTTTTGATTTTGCATCATCAACACCTTGATACACCTTATTAACAGTTCTTGCTATTTTACGTTTAAAATTTTGATGTATTCCATCATAAGACTTTACTAGTTCTCCATCAGTATTAAATGGATCTATCTTTGTAGGCTTTTCTGCCTTGTCTAAATTATCTATTCTTGCTATTACGCCTTCATCTTCCATGTTTATTAAATCCCTTTTCTGCCGCCATCCAAGCACCAATGTCTGTTTCGCTTGGAATTAGTCCTGATTTCATTCTTTCTATTTGTTCTGTGTGTTGCTCATCTGTAACTCTATTTACTCCAGCCATAAATTGAACCTTTCCTGCAGGTGCACCATAGTGTTCTGCTGCTTGTCTGATCTTGGCCATTTTTTCTAAATCATATGGACGACCAGGAATATTCATAATATTTCCGTTGCCGTCTCCGAATGGTTTGTTATCTAGGTCACACATCCATACATAGATGCCCCAGTCTGATTTTTTTTCTACTAATGTGATCTTAGGCTTGCCATTATTCTTAAGTTTTTTTGGATTCATGTCAACAAGTATACCATATTATACTGGTTTGACAAGAGTTGTGTCCCATGTAACGTCAGAAATTATATCTACACCATCTGAATTTAACTCTATTACTGAAGAATCATCAGAAACTATACTAGAAGTTCCCAAATATGAACCCATAATGCTTTGACCATCTATTGTAAATGTAATAGAAGTGGTTGGTGCATAAACAATTCCCCATTGTGTTGGGCTCCAATCTTCCCATTGAAGTTGGATTGTAACAATTTCTTCTCCAATAATTACTTCTGATGCTCTAACCTCTTGCCATGTTCTTGCATCTGTTCTTTGACCTAAAATTTCTGTTGATTTTTGATATACAGTAATGTTGTTATATAAAAATCCCTGGTACAGTTCTAGTTGGCCAGATACGCCGTCTAGTAAAATAGTCTCTCCAAATGAGAATACTATAGATGACCATATCATTGGATATATAACTGGATGATTTATCTTTACGCCATTTTGATAGAATGTTAAATCATTATCTTCAAATCCTGTTTCAGCATCAAATACCTTAATTAACGCACGACTACCATTATCAATTGGATCAAGATATATGTCATATGTTCTATCTGGAGTAGATACTCTTCCTATTTTTTTAACTGAGCCAACAGTAGCATCTTCGTTATACATACACCATAGTTGAAAACCGCCAAGAGAGTAGGACGATACCTTCTTATTATTTATTGGTATAGAAAAAGCCCTTGTACTCTGCGAAGTATAAGGAAGTATTGATATTCCAGAGTCTCCTGTTAAATATAGATATGGGGTAGAGTCTTTATAAATAGTAAATGGGTTTTTATCTTTATAAGAATACGCTCTATCATATCTTGATACAGGATATATTTTATTGCCAGTTCTTGTATTAATAGAGAAGAAATCACTTTCATCATTAGCCAGTGAGGATAGGCTCATTCTTTTAATTTGTAGTGGCTTTGAATTTACCCCTTGAACTTTTAATTCTAGATGGATAGTTATGTAGTAGTTTGAAAAGTCAACCAATTCTTTTGGTGGAAAAATAACTGTTCCATCTGCTACCTCAAACTTTGTCTCAATAACATCTGTTGTATTATCAAAATCAAGCACCCTGTTGTTTGTTAGTTCCTGAGTATTAATATATTTAGAATATGAAACTTTTCCTACCTCGTCAAAACTTTGAAGAGTTATATAAGACTTTAAGTTATCATGATTATGATAATTTGCACTAGATGAAGGATTTGTCAATACTTGAGATGGATATTCTATATTAAATTGAATCATATCTAGATCATAATATTCTAACCCACCCTTGCTTTTTACCAATTTACCAAAGTATGAAAGTGGTATTGAATCTTCCCAATAGCCAGCAGAACATATATCAAGAGTCATAGATGATGGGCCAAGCAGAGGCTTTAACGTATAGTTCCCTGTATATTCAAAAGATTGATTAGTTACTTCAGTGCTGGCAAATCCCTGCTCATTAAAAATTAAAGACATGTCTTTTTGATTAAAGAAACTATTATTAAAAGTTATATTAAACAACTTTCCTAAGAATGTTGAATTTGCATAGCCCATCAAACTTAATGATATATTTTGAGGACTTGAAAAAAAGTTTCCTAATACATTTCCATAATTAATTGAAAGTTTATCTATATCTATACCTACTGCAAAATTAGCACTTGCTGCAACTGATGCTGTTGATAAGACCACATCGTTATAGGCGTACTTTAATCCAGAATTATCAAGGGTTACTTCAAAAGTATTATTGTTAATAGAGTTCTTAAAGTGCATGATTACTTGAGAACTTGCTGATAATGTTGGTGGTGCCTGAAATATTCCGTAAACAGATGCCACTCTATCGGTTATTGGATTTATTGAATCAAACTCTATAGATCCATCCACGTTGTTGTATGCATCATTTGGCCTCATCTTTATAAATGGGTATTCCCCTTCTATCTGTTTTAAGAAATTATCAGTAAGAATATCTGATGCTTCTTCTGTTTGTATTCCTAGCCAAGAATATGAAAGCCACTCCAACCAGTTCTTTTGTTCAAATTCTGACCAATCACGTATATCTACGGAAGTTGTAAAAATTCCTGTTTGACCACTAAATCTAAATTCTGGAAGATTATAGTTTTGAAAACCTATATATTTTGAATTAGCATTTAAATTATTAAAATACCCAGCATTCCAAGCATTCATATCTGGATAGTTTATTGTTGATGTATATTGTGCAAATGGAAAATCAATATATGAAGATTCTCCTCCAAAGTTATTTGTTACTGCCTCAGCATTTGGAACTGCTTGGCCAAAGATAAACCTTTTCTTTGCTAGTTGATCTGGAACTATATATGGGTATATTGCTATACAATCTAGTTGGAAAGGATAAATATTTTCATTGCCAAAAAATCCTAACCAGTCAACGTTGTTTGGCGGAAAGTCAATTAGCAAACTATCTAGTTCTATTTCAATTACAACATCTCCATTAATTAGTACACTAGCAAAATCTTGTGAATATCTTATATGAACTAACATAGGTCTATACCATTTACCTATAAAATATGATTTTGTATATCTTCCAATTTTTAAAGTTAGATAATCATCGTCAACATATAGTCCATCATCTGAAGCAAGTGGTCCAAATATTTTTACCTCTTCAAATACATTAGGGTTTACTCTTAACCAAAATTCCATAGTCATTTCGCTATACTGACCAGTTTTGTTTAAAAATCCTTTTCCAGGAATTGCAAGTGATGGCATACCTGATGTTATTGGGCTTAGTATTTCTGTAAGATTTCCTGATCCAAATACCATTGGAAGGCTAGTGTTATAAGAAAGAAGTTTATTATTATCTATAAATACGTATCCGTTATCGCTATCGTTAAATCCATATGAGTCTACAGAGACTACAGAGTAGTCTGTTCTTGGAAGTAAGGATTCTAATGAAACATCTGTTAGTGCAGCAGGAACTATTCCAGAACTATCATATAAAAATAATTCTGACCATTGTCCAACTGAAATTGAATTTATCATAACGTCATAATCAGATAGAGATCCGCCTTCTATATAGTTAACCTTTAAATAAGGCATGGCTGATGCACCTACAGGAATAGTAGATGTGTGTTGAATTGTTTGCCATTCTGATGATCCAATAGAATTTAAACTACTCTTACTAGTAGTTCCATTTGAATATATGAAGCCTAGTTCATAACTATCAACAAGAGCACTATATGCATATACAAAAGCAGATATACAAATTGTATCTTTAGTTGAATCAAGTGATGAGTATGCTATTGATGCAGAATTAATTTTGCTATATGTAACACTGGCACTAGAGTTTTTTCTTAATACCCCTTTTGATTCGTTCTTTAAAGGTATGTTTGTTGGAGTAGAGTATGAGTTTAACCATTGAGCATTTGAGCCTTCGATCAACCAATTTTCAATATCTTTATAATTTTCATCTAAAGTTGAAACGTAGTAGATTTCATCGTCCAACGACCAAAGGGCCAATGGGTGTTCTGCGAATACCCTAGCAGCGTAAATATTTGAGAAATTATGAGACATAGCAACCTCTAATCTATTTTAGCACGTTGCTATTTAGTAATGTCAACTATTTCGCATACCCCAGCAACACATGAAAGTTCTTGTGTTCCAGTTGTGCCGTCCTCTTTTTCATAGATAGAAAGCATTTCCCACTGAATATTTGAAGGTGACTTATTTACCCATTCTTCATATTCATCTTTAGAAATTTCTTGATATGGGGCTTGCTTATAAGTATGTTCACTCGCTGGTAAGAAAGATACACCACCAATTGAATCAAAGTTATCAAAAACCCATGCACCAACCTTTAGCCATTCATCTTCGTGAACATTAATAGTAACGCTAGGGTTATGTTCTGTCCAATAAGTTCTGTATGTCTTCCACATTTCTAGATGATCTATGGCTGTTAAATCTTTTGTTACAGTTGCATTCTTTGGAGCCTTTTGAGGAAAATAAAATACCGTTGTTTCTTCTGGCTTCATAACATCAGGCTCGTATGCAACTCCTGAATCTTTTAAAAATTGTGTTAATGGATCTTTATTATCTCCACGAACACTTCTTAGATAGTATTCTGAATACCACGGATGGATACCGCTTGACACCCCGACCAGTTGACTTACAGTGCCTGAAGGCTTAACGCAAGTAATAGATACAGATGGGTTAATGTTTAGTTTCTTTGCTTCATGATCATTTACCCTAACTGATTCTAATCTTAAGTCAGTCAACAACTGTTCTAATGCTTTTCCTGCAGTTGAAGTAATTTTATTTCCATAAATTCCTGTTAAAGATACGCCAAGCAATCTTTCTTCTTCACAGTTATCTTTCCATGTTTTACGGAGGTATTTAAAGTTAGTTAGTGTTGACTGCCATGTTCCAAGAATTGTGGCTAATCTAACTTTTTCTAAAAGGTCTTCTCTTGTATCGTCTGCTGAAATAACAACTTCTGTTAGATTGCAAAATTCATTTGGGCGAAGTATGATTTCTCCACATGGATTAGTTCCAGATACCAAAGATGCATCTCTTCTTCCGAATGATTCAACATGTTTACGAACTGATCCTATATTGTAAATTCCTCTTTCACCAGATTTTGATTCGTAAAGATTTCTCCATTCACGTAAGAATTGAGCAGTATTTGGTTTAGTATTATAAACTGCTGAGTTATTTGCTAACGCACGTTGTGGTTGAGTTTCCCACCATTGTCCACTCTTTGCTTTTGCCATTTCAAAATCATCAAGATTTGATAGTGATATTAAAGCAGAACGGCGTACTCCACCTACTACTACAACCTCGCCTACCTTGCACATTAAGTCATGTGCTTCTACTGGCTTTAGTCTACGACCAGCAGCATTTTTAAAAGTGTCTACCGTAAATGTAAATAAAGTGCTAAGTGGTCCTGGACCAGATGCACGTCCACCAAAAGTTTTTAATCTTGCACCTGCTGGACGAACCTTTGACATATCCCATTGAGGAACTTGTCCTTGTGATAATAGTGCAATTAATTCTTTAAATGCTTTTGCCCATCCAAGTTTAGAGTCTTCTACTACAATGGTAGTTTCTGTTTTATTAAATGATTCTGCAATAATTGGAAGTTCATCTGTGTATTTTGATTCAACACTAAATCCAACACCTGTTCCATTCATTAAAACATACATCGCTTCGTCAAATGCACGCAAACTATCAACTGCAATAAATGAACAATTATATGCTGCAATATGATCACGTTCTAATGCTGGACCTGCTGTCATCAATGCTCTCATTGAAGGCATAATTCTATGATTTAAGATTGCGTCTTTTACTTCATCAAATATTTTTGCATTTGGGCTATAGCCATAATTTAATATTAAAAAGTCTTTCATAAAGTTGATATAGCGATCTACGGTTTCGACCCAAGTTTCTCTACGACCTTTGTCTTCAACCCACCTTGCATATCTTGAGATATGGATAAAATTCTTATATGGATCTGTAATTGATCCGTTTTCGTTAATAAATGACATAAATAAATACAACTCCTAGTTTTTGATTTTATGGGATAATAGTATTCTACACGAGTTTATGAGGAAGGTCAATACATGTTATCAGTCCAGGAAGTAACATTTTATAATGATTTAGTTAATAAGGGATTAGTTGGAAAAATAAACTGTCCTTTTGATATAGATGATACTGTTGTTACTAGAGTTAACTCTCAAGATCAGGTTTACTTTGAATGTATAACATGTGACTCTATATTTTATCCAGGAATTAAAGTTACAAACACTATTAAGAATACTATTAAAAAATTTACTTCTAGTAAATAATTATTATCATATAATACAAAAAATGTCAAATATAACAAATATTTATAAAAAGTTGATTTTTGGGAATAAAAGGGTTATACTAGTATAGTAACTAAAAATGGCTTCTTCAAGGAGGTAACTTATGAAGAAAGTATTATTAGCATTATTGTTTTTTATTGTTATTGGAACATATTCAAATCGACTGGATAGATCGTATATTCAATACCCTGCAGAACCGTTAGTGGTCGTCCCAGAAGGACAGACCACTTCAAGTGTTTTAGGGGCTGTACAGGCCGCTAGAGAGGCTTCTAGCACCATTGCAGCACGTTCTAGGGCTAGATTTGAAGATCCTAAATCAGATAAGGCAATTGCTGCCTATCAAGAGTATTTAAAAGATATAGTTCCAGATAATGAAGAAACTTGTTATTTTAATATTATTGATAAAGAAAGTGATTGGAACCCACTTGCTCAAAATCCTAGATCAACAGCATTTGGTATCGGTCAGTTTTTAAATAGCACATGGGGACTAGTTGACCATAAGAAAACTAAAAACCCATATGATCAAATTGATGCTATGGCTAAGTATGTAAAATTAATTTATGGTAATGGTTGCAATGCTTGGCATTTTAAAAGCCAGCATGGTTGGTACTAAAGTTCTCTAATCTCTCTATAAACTTTATCCCAGTCTTCCCCTCTTACTTCCATGCTGTGGAACTGTTTTACTAGTTTATAGTTATTTTGTCTTTCAAGATTTCTTGTCTTAGGATTCTTTAAATCTTCTAAATGAGATAGCCATTGATCTTTTGTTTTTGCTACCCTGCCTATTCCGTATTCATTAT